AAAAAGTCACTTTATGGGACAAGACGGATTTGTTTGGTTCGTTGGGGTTGTAGAAGACCGCAATGACCCATCAGCACTTGGTCGTGTCCGTGTTCGTTGTTTAGGTTATCACACTCCTAGTGTGGTTGATTTACCTACAACGGATTTACCTTGGGCTCATGTCATGCATCCTGTGACTGACCCCTGTATGCATGGTATGGGTAACACTCCATCCTTTCTTGTAGAGGGAAGTTATGTTGTTGGTTTCTTTCGTGATCCAGAGAAGCAACAACTCGTTATTATGGGTACACTGCCTGGCGTACCCGAAGACGCAGCTGATCCATCTATAGGATTTAATGATCCAAGAGGCGCAGATGCCAAACAGGATTATTATAGAGGTGATCCTACTTACGGCCCATATCCTGTAGATGGTGATACTTATACTATGTCTTCTGGTCATGAGGTTGGTGAGTCAGATACAAATAGACTTGCACAAGGTAAATTATCCGAATCACATACCTCTCTAATCAATCGTAGAACGAATAGACTAAGTGGTGATTTTGCTATTCCTACCGCAACACAACCATTTCTTAAATCTGTTTCCGATGAAGCCGTACAAGAGACAAGAGGTACTTTTGAAGAACCACAACCAAAAGGAACAACTAGCACAGCAGAACCATATATCTCTGCTGCATATCCATACAACCACGTATTTGAATCTGAGTCTGGTCATATACGAGAGATAGATGACAGCCCTGGCGGAGAGAGATTATTCACACAACATAAGTCTGGTACATTTGAAGAGATACATCCAGACGGCACAAAGGTGGTCAAGATTATCGGTGACAACTATGAGATTGTTGCTGGTAGTTCTAATGTTTATATATCTGGTAATGTGAATATAACAACCGAAGGAACTGTACGAGAGTATATTAAGGGTGATTATCATTTAGAGGTAGAGGGAAACTACACACAGAAGATACACAAGAATTTAAGAACAAGAGTTGGAGCCGGAACTGCTGGTGGAAACCTTGAAGAAGAAATTATGGGTAATCACTCTTATAATATAAATGGATTTGTACGAGGTAATGTTGGTCCTCTTAGTGGTGCAGCTGGGCCAAGCGAAGGTGATGTTGATATCAATATAGTTGGAAGTGAAACTCATGTTATAGGTAACAACTTAACTCTACACGCATCAGCGGATACTCTTTTAAGTGCTGGTAATGATATAATGATAACTGCATCATCCAACATGAATGTTTTAACAACTTATGGTATTATGTCAATCAAGTCGGGAAGTGATATAGACATACGATCTGCAACAGCAATGCTTTTGAAATCAGAAACTACATTAACAGAAACAGTTGCATCCAGTATGTCTGTAACAGTTGGTGGAACTTACACCGAAACAATTTCTGGTATTGCTGGAATTAAATATAATGCTGATGCAACATTCCATTATCTTGATGCGTTCAAAGAGAAAATTGATGGTGATACATTTGTTGATAAAGCTGGTGGATTTGTTGATCATGCTCACCCACTACCTTCAGCAAGATCATCTGGTTCAGATGCCGTAGATGCATTATAGGAATAATATATGGTAGATTTTACAGCCCCAAACTTACAAGGAGCAAATGCAGCTTTTAATAATATTGTATCAAAATTAAATGATACAAAAAGTTCTGCATTATCTAATTTACAAGCGGATGCTTCTGCAGCGTCATCTGCACTTTCATCTCAACTAGCAGATGTAAATACTGAATTGAGATCACTAGTTCCTGAGCCATCCTCTATACCAAATGTAAATCTACAATCACAACTACAAAGTTTAAGTGGATTGACGAATCCTTTACAGTCAGCAAATTTACTTGCAGATATAACTTCAAGTTTTGGTGATGCACTTACAACGTCAGGATTTGATTTAGACTCACTCGTATCATCTGCTGCTGGTGTTTTTGGAACAGGCACAAGTTTGTCTAGTCTTATACCAAACTTTGAGGTTTTACCGTCAGGAGATGTAATTCAAAAAGCATCTGCATCTTTATTACCCTCTATTGGCCCTATTACAGAAGAAGCAGCAACCTTTGTTTCAAATACAAACTTTACTGCTGCAAAGACTGCTGCAGCAAGCGCTGTGTATCCAACTCTTGAAGAAGGACCAACAACAGATACGGCCGTATTCACGGTTGTAAATGAAACTAAAAAAGTTACTGAATCTAGTGGAGGAGTTTCTATAGAAAGTAAGGGTGTTCCAGCAACCACTGCAAGAGCTAAAAATGCAAATTATAGTGATGAAGGATTCTTAACTAAGAAAAACTTTGGAAGTGAAAAAATAAATCTTTCTGATCTTGTTTCTGTTGGTGGTTCAGATGAACTTGGTATTGATATCAAATTAACTTTAAAACATAAACCAACTAAAATTAGATATGTTTCTGGATATATGCAAGATGGAGAAAAGTACACTAACTCTAGAGGATTTGAAAGGACAAGAAGAAGGTTTAGAATTATTCCCGAAGGGACTTCTAGAAGAAATAGTTATGGAAATGATACGTTTCAAGTAAGTATTATAAATTCAAAAGAAATTACCATAAACCAATTTATTAGACAGTATGACAGAACAACTCGTAAAGGAAAATCTTCACCAGCAATATATGTAGCATATTATTATAACGAAACCTATGATCCAAGCTATAAAATAAAGGGGGATAGTTAAAAAACCTCATGATTATAATAAAGAAAAAAACATTAGTCACACTGGATGTTTATTACTGGATGCCAGACTATGAGAACATACTACAGAGGTTTGTGTGGCAAACGATGGATGTTAAACCAAAGTATCCAAGGATACATAGATTTTTAGATTATTGGCATAACAACATAGATGCAATAGTAAATGAGATACGTATAAGTGAAAGTGAAGGAACTTAAATCTTGTTTGATATTGTTAATAATATCTTATAAATAGATAGAACAGGAGTCCATAATGTCGAACATTACGTCAAATGCAGCTTTAAGTGATGCACAATCTAATAATGATATATCTAGAAATGTTCGTCAGCATAGGGACTTAGATTTATTTTTTAGTAGAAAAAACGGTACAAATGATATAACAAAAATAACAGATGTTGAATCAGTGAAGAGGTCTGTTCGTAATTTGATATTAACTAACTTTTATGAAAAACCATTTCATCCAGAAATAGGTTCTGGTATAAGAGATATGTTATTTGAAAATATGACACCTATTACTGCTGTTGTTTTGGCAAGAAAAGTAGAAGATGTTATAGAAAATTTTGAACCAAGAGCAAGGTTAATCAGTGTTCGATCTTTACCCAATTTAGATAGAAATGAATACGAAGTGACTATAGAATTTTTTGTTGTTAATGCACCCACTGAGCTTGTAGACATGACAGTATTTCTAGAGGTATTACGATAATGGCAATAAACGACAGAAGATTAGAAGTTACAGAATTTGACTTTGATGAGGTAAAGACTAACCTTAAAACTTTCCTTAAAGCTCAAGATCAATTTACGGATTATGACTTTGAAGGTTCGGGTATGAATATCCTTTTGGATGTTCTTGCATACAATACTCACTATCTAGGTTTCAATGCAAATATGCTTGCAAACGAGATGTTTCTAGATAGTTCATCTCTTAGGTCTAGTATTGTTTCCCATGCAAAAACTTTAGGATACACACCAACATCAGCTCGTGCTTCTAAAGCAATCGTAGATGTTACTCTGAATACAAATAGTTCTTCTTTAACGATGCCAGCTGGAACAGTATTTAATACAGCGGTGGATGGTGTATCTTATAAGTTTTCAACAATAACAGATGTTACAAAATCAAACACTGGTAATAGTATTCCATTTACAAATATTGATATCTACGAAGGAACTTTTATAACGACAAGATATAGTGTGGATAGTTCTGATATTGACCAGAGATTTTTACTGACTGATAATAGAGCAGACACTACTACACTAACAGTAAAGGTTCAAACCTCATCTTCTGACTCAACTACCACAACATATACGAAGACTACAGACATAACACAATTGACAGCATCTAGTAATGTCTACTTTCTACAAGAGGTAGAAGCTGGAGTATTTGAAATATATTTTGGTGATGGTATTATAGGTTCTGCTCTTTCAGACGGTAATATTATTATACTAACATATGTTGTATCAAACAAGTCTCTTGCAAACGGAGCAGCTCTCTTTGACAATGCAGCAACAATTGCAAGTGTATCTGATATTGCGGTTGCAACTGTATCTGCTGCATCTGCTGGTTCAGAACCAGAGACACTTCAATCAATCAAATACAACGCACCACTGAGTTATGCTTCTCAGGGTCGATGTGTTACGGCAGAAGATTATAAAGTATATGCAAAGCAATATTTTCCAAACACTAAATCTGTTGCAATTTTTGGTGGAGAGAGCGGTTCGTTTGATACAAGTCTTGGTGTTGTTAGTACGCCTGAATATGGAAAAGTTTTTATTGCGATAGAATCTACAACTGGTAACAACTTAACAGACACAGAAAAATCTTCATTGATAACTGCACTAAGTCCTTTCACAGTTGCATCTATAACACCAGTTATTGTTGACACACAATCAACGAATCTTATATTGGGTGTTACTTTTCAGTTTGACTCAAGTAAGACAACTGAGACTACTACATCACTAGCATCTTTAGTTAGTTCTACTTTAAGAACTTATAATACAAGTAACTTAGCTCAGTTTGATGGAGCGTTCAGACATTCCAAGGTAACAGGATTGATTGACGATACAGACACATCAATAACTAGTAATATTACCACAGTAACACTTGCTCATAACTTAACGCCAACTTTAAGTACTGCAACGGCATATACCATACAACTTAACAATGCATTTTATAATCCTCATAGTGGCCACAACTCTTCCTCTGGTGGAGTTCTTGCTTCTACTGGATTTAAAGTAAGTGGTGATACAACTAACGTACAGTTCTTTGATGATGACGGTGCCGGGAATATACGAAGATATACTCTAGTTGCTGGTGTTCGTCAGTATCAAAATAATACTGCTGGAACTATAACGTATACTACTGGAGAGATTAAGATTAGTAGTGTTAATATTACTTCTATAGAAAATGTTGATGAGGTTGCATCTTCATTTATTCGTTTGACGGTTACACCAGACTCCCTTGATATAATTCCTGTTCGTAATCAAATATTAAAAATAGATTTTGTTAATACTAATATAAATGGATCATTGGATACTATTGCAACAGGAGATTCATCGGCCGGAACGGTTACTACAACAACATCTACTTATGTGACACCTTCGAGTTATTAATATGGCACCTCTTGACGGATATTCATCAAATCTAACAAACAAACTTAGTCCTCTTTTAGAAGGTCAGGTTCCTGATTTTATTCAGGCTGACCATCCTGTATTTGTTAAGTTTCTAAAAAGTTATTTTGAGTATCTAGAGGCTGGTGAATTGCGTGTCAGTGTTGTCATTGACAATTTACTTTTAGAACTTGAAACAGAATCTTTTGTTCTAGATGTAGATGATAATAAGATTGTTCTTGAAGATGCTACCGATGCAACCACTGGTAAATTTGTTGTCGGTGAAACAATCACTGGTGCTACCTCTAAAGCAACTGCAACAATTCTTGTGGACGATTTAGGTAACGCTACTAAACCAAGATTGTTTATAACATCTCAACAGAAATTTGAAACTGGAGAAACTATTACAGGTGGACCCTCTGGCTCAACTGGTACGGTTGTAAGATATCGTGCAAACCCTGTACAAAACATTCAACAACTTTTAGAATATGCAAACGTAGATAATACCATATACGATTTCTTAGACCAACTAAGAGATTCGTTTATGAACGCTATTCCTACTGACCTTGCAACTGGTATTAATAAAAGAAACCTCATTAAAAATATACGAGAACTGTACAGAGCAAAAGGAACCTCTGAAGGTCATAAAATTTTTATGAGAATGTTACTAGATGAAGATATTGAAGTAACATATCCAAACCAATATATGATGAGAACCTCTGATGGTAAATGGACAAATCAAGTAATTCTAAGATGTTCGCCAGGAGTTAATGCTATCGGCAGTGAGATGTTAGGAGTTGTGATCACTGGTCAAACTTCTGGTGCTACAGCGGTTGTTGCTAATGCACTTTCTACTGCTGAGGCTGGCGCTGCAATAATTCAATTTGAAATAAATCCTGCTTCATTGGTAGGAACATTTACTGATGGTGAAATTGTACAGGGAACCTCTACTGTACAAGATGTTACAATGTCATTTACAGTTAGAGGTATGGTAACAAGTTATGCGGTTACTGATGGTGGTAAATTATATTCTGTTGGTGACGATTTAAGTCTTGATACTCAAACTACAATAGGTAACGGAGAAGCCTTAGCTGAAGTTGGTTCAATTAAGACAGGTAGTGTTAGTCGAGTTATCATTGATAACGCTGGTACTCTTTTTAGAGAGGGAGATGTTTTAACATTTACTGCTACAGAAACAAGTACTTCTACAAAGGCAGCAACTGGATTTGTTTCTGTCATTGATGGTTCCTTAGAAATTGACGGTACAGATTCTTCTAGTAGTGATGCCGGTGATAATCTTATTTTAGAAGCTGGTTCTACTAGTGCTATAGTAAATTTTAATTTTATATTAGATGGAACTGATGCATCTGGTTCTAATGCTGGTGATAAACTTGCATTAGATAGAACAAATACTAGTGGTCACAATGCAGGTCATTTTTTAATTACAGAAACAGACCAGATAACCTTAGATAGTCATGGTACAGATAGTGATACGTTTGCTCTAGAAGATGGTACGGTATCCACTGGTGAGATAACTAGAGTATTCATAAAAGACGGTGGAGAGGGATATTCCTTACTACCATCAGTTACAGTTGTTTCAACCTCTGGTACAAGCACACTTCTTACAGCAGATACAAATGATATTGGTGCTGTGGATAGTGTTAACGTAACTAATCAGGGATTTAAATACACCGAAGCTCCAGAAGGACAGTTTATAGCAAACTTCCTTTTGAAGGATGTATCTGGTACATTTGGTGTAACAAACACTCTTGCAAGTAGTGGTCATACAGGTGTTGTTAAAGGTTTCAATTCTACGACTAAACTTTTAAAGACTACATTTGAAGATGTTGAACGTGTCACTATGGAAACTAGTGATAGCGAAGGTATCGGCCTTGAAGACTCTCTTGTTGTTTTAGGTGATAGACTTGGCGAACCATATTTTAAAATAGATAATCAACTTGCAATAGAAGAAGAATTAATAGATGAGGATGGAAATAACCTTGTAATGGATTCTCCCTTTGCAGGGAAACAACTTGATTACTTTGTTATAGAATCTGGAACTGAACTAAATGGCGGTGATGGTTTCTTAGTTGAAGAAGACGGTAGAATTGGTCTTCATACAGGTGTAGCGCTAGAGAGCGTATCTGGTGGAAACAATGTAGGTGATACAATTCCACCAGTTGCTGGTAGAAGTTCATACGATAATTTAGTTTATGAAGACTCTCTTGGTGGAGTAATAGGATATGAAGATGCTACATCAATAGGTGATGCACGTTACTTTGATCCAAGCCCAACACAGACTAGATTTGTAACAGAGTATAGTTTTGCGGTTGCAGTAAGAGATGATGCTGGCGATAAATTATTAACAGATGGTTTCATAGAATTAGGTATTGAAAATGAAATACGTATTCTTCTAGATGGAACGGATGCAAGTGGTACTAACTCCGGCGATCTGCTTATGGCAGAGAATGTTGGTAACTCTATCGTATTGGATGGTACTGATGCTAGTCAATCAAATGTTAATGAGCGTCTTTTAGGTAATGTTGAAGCTCTTGATGGTAACATTGCGATCAATGGAACTAACTCCACTTCAGCTCATGCTGGTGATAATATTGTAAACGAACAACCAATAGACTTCTCTACTGAGACAACTACTATCACCAGCATGAGCTGAAGTGGAGTTAGTTCCATTGATCGCAATG